AAGTTCGTTAACGGGTTTCGGTTTCGCGTATGGGAATTGCCCCCCGGCCGGTCGAACGAAGTGCTCGACACAACGGTGTACTCTTACGCAGCGCTTTGCGCTTTGAAGCAGTTCAACATTAAACTGTCGTCACGCCGATCGCTTGAACCCCCGGAGCCTGAAACCGTGGTTGAAAATACTGAAACGCCCGCACAGACCGCGGCAAGCGAACCGGTCGCGCCGGCCAAACCTGCTGCGCCTGTTGAACGGCCTAAAGGCGCATCGGTTACAGTAGTCCCAAATCAGCCTATTGTGGGCAATTCGGATGACGCGGCCCGAAGCGCGTTGCTGAAACGACTGGTCGGTAAGCTCGCCTGATGACGACGGAAATTGTTAGCGATCTCGGTTTTGGAGACTATCCGTATGCGATCGGACCTTTGGGGTTCGACCCTACGATGTCGAGCTTGGCCGGCATTCCGACTGCGGTGCTTCAACAACAGCTTAATGTAATGCAAATGGCCGTTTTTCAGTTATCCAGCGGCACTAAAGTTGTCGAAGCCAAATACACTCAAGGAGACGGAGAAAAAGCCGTTCGCTATACGCAAGCGAACCTCGGCATGTTGAACGCCATGATCCAGTTGCTGCAAATGCAACTTGGAATAACGCCGCGTGCTCGCCGGCCGATTTCAATGGTGTACCGATAATGGCACGCACTTTGCCTGTTAGGATGGCGCGCGTGCCGGAACCGCCGCAGCAGTCGATGATTCTCGATCAATCGGGGCGCCCGATCGAAGCAAAACCGATTCAGCGTCGCACTGCGGCGTTGGCAGGCGGCTCGAACATTCCTTACGACGCCGCAGATTTTTCAAACCCGCACTTTGCAATGTGGAACCCGTTTTTGGGTTCCGCAGACGGCGAGTACAACCCGTACCGTGATCGCGTTGTTGCGCGGGTCCGCGATCTCGTTCGCAATGATGGGTGGGCTTCGGGCGTTGTTACGCGCATTTTGGATAACACGATCGGCGCGACGTTTCGCCCGCTATCGAAGCCTGATTATCGCGGACTCGCAGCGATGACTGGCGTCAAAGCATTTGACGCGAAATGGGCAGACGAGTACGGCCGTGCGATTGATACCTGTTGGCGCGCTTGGGCGTTGAACCCAGGCTTTTGGGCCGACACACAGCGCGGCATGACGGTTAATCAGCAATTCCGCCTTGCGTTTCGCCACAAGCTTGTCGATGGCGACGCGCTTGCGCAGATCGTATATAAACGTGATCGCATCGGCTACGGGAAAGCTCGGTACGGCACGACGCTTAATTTGATTGACCCTGATCGCTTGTCGAACCCAGGTCAAGTGTTCGACATGAAGAACTTGCGCGGCGGCGTCGCTATCGACGACGACGGCGCGGCAATGGGCTACCACATTCGGCGTGCGCACCAAGCAGACTGGTTCAACGCGCCGAACTCGCTGGTCTGGGATTACGTCCCGCGCGAAACGAAATGGGGTCGTCCGATCATGATCCACGATTTCGACCGTACGCGCGCGGGCGAGCACCGCGGCGCGGGCGGTATTTTTGCGCCGATTCTTGATCGCATTCGCATGCTCGCCAAATACGATCGTGCAGAGCTAGACGCCGCGATTATCAACGCGACGTTTGCTGCTTTTATCGAATCGCCGTTTGACGCTCAGATGGTCGAACAAGCGCTTGGCGACGAGATTGACCTGAATCAATACCAAATGGGCCGCAGCGAGTTTCACCAACAGCGAAAATTGCTGGTGGGCGAATCGAAAATGCTGAACCTATACCCCGGCGAAAAAATCGGCACCGTTGACGCTGCGCGGCCTAGCACGAATTTTGGCACGTTCGAGTCTGCGTTTTTGCGCAACGTGGCTTCGGCCACAGGCTTGACCGAACAACAAGTTTCGCAAGATTGGCGCGGCGTGAACTATTCATCGGCGCGCGCCGCGTTGCTCGAATCGTGGAAAACGCTGCAACGGCGCCGCGCGGATTTCGGCAACGGTTTTGGGCTGCAAGTGCGTTGCGCGGTGCTCGAAGAATTTCACGCTGTAGAAGAACTGCCACTTCCGAAAGGCGCACCGGACTTTGCCGACTTTCGCGCTATGTACGCAGCGTGCCGGTGGGGCGGTCCTGGCCGGGGCTACCCTGATCCGGTAGCCGATCGGGAAGGCGCAGTCCTCGGCATGACGGCGGGGCTTACCACGCTCGAAATGGAAGCGTTGGAAGGGTCCGATATGGATTGGGAGGAAATTCTCGATCAGCGCGAAATCGAAGTGCGCGGCTTTACTGAACGCGGGCTGCCGGTTCCGGAGTGGTCCGGCGTAATGGCAGCGGCACAAGCCAACAAAGGCGGTTCGCACGATCCGAGTTCGCCAAACTACCGCAGCAACCCGGATAACGCCGCATGAGCCACCGTCTCGCACATCTCGCAACGCGCGTATTCAACACTCCACTGATGATGCACCCTCGAAAAGTCGATGTGGTGATGGCGGCGTTGGCTGAACGTTTTGGCGTAATTTCTCTTGATAATTTTGCCCCGCGCCCCGCGGCATGGGTGGAGAATGACAATTTTGAGCAACCCGCTCGTGAAACGTCTCACACTTACGACACTATCGCCGGCGTTGCGCGTATTGAAATTACGGGAACACTTGTAAACAAGCTTGGCTATATGGAATCGCTTTCAGGGCTTACGGGCTATGACGGAATCCGGCAGAATTTTATGGTCGCGCTTGACGACCCCGAAGTTAAAGGCATCGTGCTTGATATCGACAGCCCCGGCGGCGAAGTCGCCGGCTGTTTCGATCTCGTCGATGCGATCTACGCGGCCCGCGGAACAAAGCCGGTCATTGCGATTTTGAACGAATCTGCGTATTCAGCAGCTTACGCGCTGGCTTCTGCCGCCGACTATATTACGGTGCCGCGCACCGGTGGCGCCGGTTCGGTAGGCGTTATCGCTATGCACGTAGACCTCAGCAAAGCGATTAAAAACGCCGGCATGAAAGTGACGTTTGTCACTTATGGCGCTCGTAAAAAAGACGGGCATCCGGAAATTCCTCTTGACCCTGAAGCTAAAGCGGCTTGGCAAACGGACGTAGATACGATGGGCGAATTGTTCGTATCGACCGTAGCGCGAAATCGCGGCATTGACGTGCAGCGGGTTATTGATACTCAAGCCGGCTGTTACATGGGACAGAAGGCAGTGGATATTGGTTTCGCCGATAAAGTGTGTTCACCAGCAGAAGCGTTTGACGCATTTTTGGCGTCGGTAGAATAACTTTTAACTATGGTATTTGTTTTTTCAATTGGATCGTGTAATGATCTTGCTTACGGGCGAAACCCGCATTTTTCTTACTTGATTTTGGGATAAACAACATGGCTTCCACATCGTCGAAATTTGCGGCTTTTCTCGGCATTGGCAAGTATTCTGCGGCTGCCGCTGAATCTGAAGAAGCGAAAAAAGCGTCCGCCGCCAAGAAGTCGGCCGAATCCGACGACGAAAAAGATAAGGATAAAATGTCGGACGACAAAGACGACGAAAAGTGCGAAGACGAAGACGACAAGAAGGACATGAAGGGCAAGAAAGCCAAAGGTAAGGCCGAAGACAAGGATTACGACGACGCTGACGACGCGGACCCGAAAACCAAAAAAGGTAAAAAGGCCGAAGACGACAGCGACGAGGAAATGCGCGGTACGGGTGTTGCTGCGCTTGCGCGCATCCGCGAACGCGAACGCATTTCGACCATTGTGCTATCTCCTGATGCCGCGCGCGCGCCTGAACTGGCGCTGTCGCTGGCGCTGGAAACGAAACTTTCTCGCGCTGAAGCTTTGGCGGTACTGGCGTCGGCGCCGGACGCCGCTGCGCCTCCGGCCGTCAAAGGCAAAACTCCGTACGAAAAATTCATGGAACGGAACGACAGCGTGGACGTTACGACTATCGTTCCGGAAACAGGCGCAAATACTGGTAACGATCTTGATCCGAGTACCCCAGAAGGTTTTGCTGCGCTCGCCAAACAAGTTGCGGCGAAGCGTCACGGTAAGAAGTAATTCTTTTTCACTATTTGCGGCACATAGATACCCAGGAGTTTTGACATGACGCTTTCCGTGACCAGCATCGGCGACAACCCGCAAATTCCCGGTAGCGCCGCTGAAACGTATATTCCCGATCAACTTATTGCCGGCGACTTTAAGCTTGTCACCGACAACGTGATTCTCGCCAGCGGCGTGATTTACACCCGCGGCGCGATTATTGGCGTTACCACGTCAACCGGCTTGGGCACGATTTCAAAAGCGACCGCAACCGATGGTAGCCAGAATCCGATCGGTGTTCTCGCCACATATACCGACTTGACTGCTACCGGGCCGCAGGGCGTTATCAACGGCAACGCCGGCATTTATCTGACCGGCGAGTTTAACCAGAACGTGATTGGGCCGCTGCTCGATTCGTCTTGGACGCTGACGACTATCAAGCCCGTGTTGCGCGCGCTTAGCATTTTCCTTAAAGCGGCGGTTTCCGCTTCGGACCCGACATAATCGGCGGTTTTTACTTTTACTTATTCGACAATCGATACATCGCTCTTTCGGAGTTAGGACATGCCTGGAATCAACAACACTTTCGTTTACGACACCGTTAAGCTGATTTCGGTCGTTCCGAACCTGAAGATCGCGCAGACGTTTCTCGTCGATACGTTCTTCCCTGGCGTCAAGATGTCGGATGACGAATTCGTTGCGATCGATGTCGATGTCGGCCTCCGCCGCATGGCGCCGTTCGTTTCGCCTTTGGTCGAAGGCAAACTGGTAGAACAGCGTCGCTATCAGACCAACCTGTTCAAGCCGGCTTACATCAAGGACAAGCGTGCGCCCGACTTGCGCAAGCCGATTCGCCGCATGATCGGCGAACAGATCACAGGCAACTCCTCTGCTTCTGAGCGGTTCATGGCGAATCTTCAGGCCGAAATGGAAGATCAGATTCAGATTCTCAAGCGCCGCATGGAGTGGATGGCGGCGCAAGCATTGCAATTCGGCACGGTGACAATCGCCGGCGACGGTTTCGAGACGCAGATTGTCGATTTCGGCCGCGATCCGTCGCTTACCGTCACGTTGACCGGTTCGGCACAATGGGGCGTTACCGCGAATTTCGATTCGCAGGGCCGCGATCCGGTGCCGACGACTACCATCGAAGCGGTACAGCGCAACGTGCTGAAAAAGTCCGGCGCGAAACTGACCGACATCATTTTTACGACAACGCCGTGGCTGCTGTTCCTGAACGCGCGAGGCGTTTACGGAACGGTGCTTTACGACAAGTTCAACAGCTACGCCAACAGCGCCAACCCCGGCCCGCAGCAGGCGCTAGGCGCGGTGTGGAAAGGCAAATGGGGCAACTTCGATCTCTGGGAGTATAACGACTGGTACATCGACGGCACGACCAACATCGAAACGCCGATGCTCGCCGACGGCACCGTGCTTTTCTGCGGACAGGACATCATGGGCACGCAGGCCTTTGGCGTCATCCTCGACCCGCGTCTCGGCTACGTCGCAATGCCGTTCGCGCCGAAAACCTGGATCATGGAAGACCCGGCACAGCAGCTTATGATGATGCAGTCGTCACCGATCGTGATTCCGGAACGACCGAACGCTTGCGCCTGTTACACGGTCTGTGCTCCGGTCTACTTCTAAGACCGGCCTTCCACTTTCGAGTACCCAACTATGCCAACCCCAACCGACCCAAAAGCCAAGCCCGACAGCAAATTGCTGAACATGAAGGGCATCACCGTTGCGCGTGGCAACACGGTCCATCACGGCCTCGATGCGCGCGGCCAAGCAAAAACATATGCGCCAGGCGAATCGCCTCCTTTCGAGGAAAGCGATGCGGATGACGTGATCCGTCTTATCGAACGCGGCGTGCTTGTCGATGCAAACAACGTCGATGCCGACGGCAACCAATTGATCGGCGCAGCCGGCAAGTCGTCCGTGCCCAAAGACGGCAACGACAAGGAAAAGGACGACAAAAAGTAAAGTGTTCGACTGGGATGCCACTGTCCTAGCCGCGAATTTTGAAATTTTCGGTGAACTTTTTACTTATGCCCCTGCTCGCGCGGGGGCTTCGTCGTTTACGATCAACGCGATTTTCGACGCGGGCTTCACCAGTGTTGAAATCGATTCCGGTCAATCGATGTCGTCAGTGCGCCCGCGACTCGGCGTACAGATCAGTCAGTTCACTGTTTTTGGGCAAACGCTACTTGGCAACACTCCGCCGCCAGCCGACTATCCAGCGCCTTTGCAAGGGGACTATGTTCGGCGCGAACTTGACCAGCGTTTGTACCGCGTAAAAGAAGTCCAGCCGGACAGTCACGGCCACGTTCACCTTGAACTTAACGCCATCGCCACGAACAACGAACTCGCCGTCGCTGAAGCGCGTTTTGTATGAACATTCCCGTCCAGCCCATTCTTGCTCGCAGGTTGATCCGCCTTGCAATTGTGGCGGCGGTTCAGCGCGCAGCAGCTACGGCGGCGATTGACGGCAGAGCTTGGACTGTCGCCAGTCCTGGCGATTGGCCGACGCCTCCTGAAAAATGCCCCGCGGTTTTAATCCGCACTACCGGCGATACAAAGTCGGAATGGCACAAAGGTCAATCGGCGTTCGAGTCCACGATCAATATTCAAATTCTTGGCCGCGTGAATTGCCCCGACGAAGAAGCTGCGCAAGACCAGATCGAAGCGATGGGCTACATCGTCGAAGAAGCGGTTCTGGGCGACTATTGGTTGCGGCAAGTCATTTCGCAATTCGTCACGGTAGTCACTGAACAAGAAGTCAATTCAGACGGCGAATACCATTTCGGCGGGTTTCAAATGTCGCTCGGCGTGCAAACTTCCGAAACGTTTATTCAACTTGATCCGGTTCCTGTCGAAACGGTCTGGCCTCCGCCGCCGCCCGCCGACCCCGTTGATCTCGAATCAGTTCATATCGACGTTGACGCGGCAAACGTGTACTCTCCTACTGGCACTTTTGTCAATCCTGATTTCCCCAATTCAGCTACACCCGATCCTCGCACTACCGGCCCAGATGGCCGCGTTGAAGTTACGGGCGGCAGCGACACTTTACAGGAACCGCAATCATGATTCCGATTACCGTCACACCGAAACAAGGCTACAAAATTTACGATCCCGCGCGTCAGGATTACCTCGAAGCCGAAGGCCGCGTCGTTGCTGCTGACGAGTTCTATTGGGATCGACTTGCGCGCGATGGCGATGTTACGATAAGCGCAGTTGCGGAAGTCAAGGCCGCAGCGGCGCCGAACAAAAGCGGCAAACCGAATTACAGCGAGTAAGGGGAAGCACAGTGCCGACACCAGTTCCGTTCAAGCTTCTTCCGGCTAACCAGCGGGCGCCGCTGTTTTACGCCGAACTCGACAATTCCCAAGCCAACACTGCGACCACACCGCAGCGCACGCTTATCATCGGCCAAGTCACTGCGGCAGCGATCGCTGCGGGCACCGTGCCAAACGTGCCTGTGCTTTCGGCCAGCCCGTCGGACGCCGTATCGGTTGGCGGCAACGGTTCGATACTCGCCATAAAAACGTACGTTTACCGTTTGAACGATCCGTCGGGTGAAGTCTGGTATCTTCCGCTGGCAGACGCTGCCGGCGCCACTTCCGCAACTGGTTCGATTACTTTTTCGGGCGCGCCTACCGCGCCTGGCGTTTTATCGCTGTACATCGCCGGCCGGCTGTTGCAGCTTCCGATCGCCGTCGCGCAAACCCCGGCGCAGATCGCCGCAGCGTTCGTAACTTTGATCGGCCAGACGCCGAACATTCCAGTGACGGCTGCTGCCGTCGCAGGCGTGGTAACGCTGACTGCCGTCAATGCAGGTCTGCTTGGTAACGACATTCCGATTTTGCTGAATTACGGTGGCGCGGTTCAAGGCCAGTCAACGCCAGCAGGTCTTACCGTTGCCATTGTGGCGATGTCAGGCGGCACGCTGGTTCCGTCGCTGACGACCGCGCTAGGCAACCTCGGCTCGAAGCCTTACGATTTCATCGATAGTCCGTACAACGACGCCGTGAGCTTGGCGTCGATTCAAACATTCTTGAGCGATCAGTCCGGGCGGTGGTCGTACGCGCAGCAGATTTACGGCGGCTCGTTTACGGCGGCAACAGGCACAGCCGGCGCGCTGACGACTTTGGGCGGTACGGTTAACGATCAGCACAGTTCGATCATGGGCGTATACGGCAGTCCGCACCCGGCGTGGGTCTGGGCGTCGGCGTACGCGGGCGCGTGCGCGCAAAGCTTGCGCAACGATCCAGGTCTACCGCTGCACACTTTGACTTTGTTCGGAGTGCTTCCGCCGCCGATATCGTCTCGCTTCATGCTGCCGCAGCAAAATTCGCTGCTGTACTCCGGAATTTCAACGTTTAACGTTGACGACAGCGGAACGGTTTCGATCCAGCTTGCGATCACGACTTATCAGCGCAATGCGTTCAACCAGCCTGATAACAGTTATCTCAAGGTTGAAACTTTGTATTCCCTGATGTACATCATTCGGTTTTTGCGCGCGGATTTGTTGGCGAAATTCGGCCAGTCGAAACTCGCGGCCGACGGTTCGCAAATTCCGACGCTTGGCAACGTCACTACGCCGAACAAAATTCGGTCTGCGCAAATCGCCGCGTACAAATTGCTGTGCAACAACGGTTATGCGCAGAATTTTGAAGCGTTTGCTGCGAACTTGATCGTTCAAAAGAACGCAACCAATGTGAACCGCGTCGATATCTTGTGGCCGGGCACGCTTATCAATCAACTCGACATTTTGGCGATGTTGGTCCAGTTCCGTCTATCGTAAGGGAATAAGTCATGGCCGCAGTTCCGAATCTTGTTGGCGGTACAGCCACGCTTACCGTAGATGGTCAAGCGTATCTTCTTCGCGGCGCGTTTAAATACAGCGCCGTTACCGTAAAACGCGAAACGAAATCCGGACAGGATAAAGTTCACGGTTTTACCGAAATGCCGACGCCAGGCATGATCTCCGGCACGTTAAGCGATTCTGGCGATCTCACGGTTGCCGATTTCAATTCGATGCGCGGCGTTTCGATTTCGGTGGAACTTGCGAACGGCAAGACCGTGATCGGTTCCGGAATGTGGACTGTCGATGCTCAAGAGGTCGATTCCGAAGAAGGCACCTTTGACGTAAAGTGGGAAGGCGTTGATGGGTCAGTTATTGAACAACTCGCATAAGAGAATTTTGTGGAAGACACGAAAACCATTACGTTGCACAAACCGCTGACGAAAGGCCTTACGGCGCCCGTCACTGAACTTAACCTTGTCGAACCCAACGCCGGTCAAATGAGCAAGGCTTTTAAGGACAGCCAAGGCAACGGCGTTGATATGACGCTCGCGTTGCTGATGTACACCACGGGCACGCCGTTGGCCGCGCTGAAGACGCTTTCCGCGAGGGACTTTAATGCGTGTGCGGATTTTTTGGCCTCGTTCACGGCACCGGACGTTTCGGAGTCGGAAGCCTCGAATACCGCGGAAGACTGATCGAAGACGCCTATTCTTGGGGCTTCCCCGGAGGCACCAAGAAAACGATCAAAGCGATTGAAAGGATGATGGCCGACCTTTCAATCGAGTTCAATTGGGGTCCGGTAGTTGGGTGGTCATTAAAGCCTTCTGAGTTATACTTTTGGTTCGAGCACGCAAAACGCCGGGAGCCGAAAACTTAAATGGCCGCAGGACAACAGAAGCTCCAAATTGAAATTAGCGCCGTCGATAGGGTTACGGCGCAAGTCAACAAAATTAACAAGTCGTTCGACAAGCTAGCGGCAGGCCCGCGCCGGTTTCAAAATTCTCTTAAACAGTTCAGCGATGCTTCCGGGCTGACCAAGTTCGGCTCGAAGCTTAAAAATGTGGGCGCGGCTGCCGCGCGCGTCGGCGCGCAGATCAAAGGCGCTGTTGAGCGCGTCGCGGAAATCGCTGGCGTCGGCGGGGCAGCAGCACTCGTCGGCTTGACTTACGAATGGTCGAAACTCGGACTTGAAGTTACGCGAACGTCGGATCGACTCGGGCTGACGACGACGCAGCTTCAGGAAATTCGCAATATCGGAATCGCGTCGGGCGCCGGCTTAGAGGCGACCAGCCAAGCGTTTGAAACGATGGGCACCACGCTCGAAGACGCGACGTATGGCCGTAACCAATCTGCGCTCGTAATGATGGCGCGGTTGAACATTCAGCTTCATCGATTGAAAGGCGGCGCGGTTGATGCTAAAGAAGGCATGCTGCAACTCGCAGACGCGATTCAAGCGCAAGGGGGCAATCGCCAAGCGCAAATGCTGATCGCCAACCAGTTCGGCGCGGGCGCGCTACTGCCCGAATTGTTAAAAGGCCGTGCGGGAATGGAAGCGTATTTTCAAATGGTCGAAAAGTATTCGATGTCGCCCGAACAGGTAAAACGCGCTGACGAGTTCGCGCTTAAATTGAACGAAGGCCGACTTGCTGCGGATCAACTTCGCAACTCGATCGGCGACGGTCTAATTCCAGTCTTTCAACCGCTGATCCAGCAATTCATCGATTGGGAAAACATCGCGGGTAATCGGGACAAACTTACCGGCGCGATCTCGTCTGGCGTAACTTGGTTAATTGATAAACTTCCGATATTGATCGACGACGTTAACGCTTTTGTTTCAGCGTTAGGCGGTTGGAAAACGGTCGCCATTGGCGTAGGCGTCGTTATGGCCGCAAGCGTTCTCGCGCCGGTAGCGTCTCTTGGGGTTTCGTTGCTTTCATTATCGACGACCACAATCCCGGTAGCGCTTCGCATGCTGGGGTTACTCGGCATGCAGTTTGGCTACGTCGGAGGTGCCGCTGGCGCGATGGCCGCGGGACTTACTTCGCTTGGGCTGCTCGCCGGGGCGGGCGGCGCTGGCGTCGCTGCCGGCATGGGGTTTAATTGGCTGTACAGCAAAGCGTCTGGGCTGCTCGGCGGTTCAGGTTCTCTTGGTAGCGACATTTACGACGGCGTGCAAGCGGTAACGCACGGTACTGATTCAGGGCGCCGTAACAACCCTGGCAATCTTCGCACTCCCGGTGGGAAAGGTTTTCAAGCGTTCGCTTCGCCGCAAGCGGGCCTCGACGCGATGGCACGGCAGCTTGAAATTTACAGCCAGCGCGATCACATCAACACTTTGAGCGGAATCGTTAACAAGTATTCGCCAGCCGGCGATCACAACGACCCAAATACCGAAATTCCGCAGATCGCTGGCTGGACGGGTTTTGGCGCGAACGACGAACTGGATATGAAAAACCCGGCCGTGCTCGCAAAAGTTATGACGGCAATTATCCGGAAAGAAGGCAATTCAGCCGGCGTGACCGCGGCCGGCGTAAACTCGGCCGCGCAACAGGCTTCGACTTTTCATTTCAAATTTAGTGGATTGCCAAAAGGCGTTTCGGTAGTTGCCATGTCGTCGAACCCAGGCGTTAAAGTCACATCGACTGCAACGGATACGCCCTAAATGGCTACGTTTCTTGAATCAATTCGCGGCAACCCCGCGTCTTTTCGCGGGCTGAAATTCGCCGTCATTGGCGCGCAATTTCGCGGCGGCCGAAAGAACGCGATTCATGAATACCCGTTTCGTGACATTCCTTATGTCGAAGACTTGGGGCGGCAAGCGCGGCGCATTACGGTTATCGGTTTTGTTCTGGACGACGCTAACGGTACGGCGATCAGCAAGCGTAACGCGATCATCGGCGCAATCGAAACGCAAGACCAAGGCGAACTGAATCATCCTACGTTAGGTCGATTTCAAGTTAACGTTCTGGATTTTGAAACTGAAGAATCGATGGATGAAGGCGGCGCGTTTGCGTTGCGTTTCACTTTCATGGAATCGGGCGGTCTTAATTTTCCGTCGCCTGTTTCGTCTACACAGGGAGACGCGACCGAAGCGATCGGCGTCGTTTCTACGATGTCGAGCACGGCGTATGTTAGCGCGGTACGCGGCCTTATCAGTTACGGAACGGGCGTCGTAGATGGCATTGAAAATACGGCGAACTCGTGGATTACGACAGGTCGCGCAGTGGCGCAAGACGCGACTTCGCTGCTTCATGCCGTTGTCAATTTACCTGGCGCCGCCGAAGGTTTATATGGGCGGCTTTTTAGCGGCAAGTTGTTCAGCGGCATTGGAAATCTTTTTGGTTCGCAAGGATCGCGCGTAGCGCCTGCGTCGCCAAGTACGACTATTCAAACTTTGCAAGCGCAAAACACAGTCGCTATTGCGAACATATCTTCAGCCGAATTAAGTTTGTCGTCAGCGGCAGGTGATATTGATCCATCGGCTACGGCGGCAGCGGCGCAAGCTTATGCAAACAGCATTCAAAGTTCGACGCAGGACCCTGAAGACGGTGTTCGTCTTTTAAGCGCGCTTGCCGTTTTTGTTCCGCCGACATACCCAGCAACTTCAGTTATTGGAAATTCGACTAATAGTGCAGCATTGGCGACGGGAGACTTGTTTCGCCGATCCGCTATAGCAGCACTTGCGCAAGCGGCGCTGGTCTATCAGCCGTCGTCTTACGATGATGCGATCTCGGTCCGCGGCGCGATATGCACGATCATCGACAACGAAATTGAAGTAGCTGGCGATCAAGGCGAAGACGATGTATTTTTAGCGCTTCGACAACTTCGAGCCACGATATCTGCTGACTTAGCTGCCCGCGGCGCCAGTCTCGCGCCGATTAAAACTTTTACTGTTAACCAATCGTTGCCTGCACCGGTTTTGGCTTTGCGGTTCTACCGCGATCCGACTCGAAGCGACGAACTGACAAGTCAAATTAGTCCTATTCATCCGGCGTTTTGTCCAACAACGTTTCAGGCGTTGGCCGAATGATCGACGAACTATACATTCAAGTCAGCACGCCACAACCTGTCGGCGTTACCGGAGTCAGCGTTAACGCAAGAGTGTTGAACGGCTGGACGGATATTAGAGTTACACGCGGCGCTGAACGCATTCCGAACGATTTCACGATCAGCACGACTGAACGTTTTCCCGCGCAGCGCGCAGCGAACATCGTTCAGCCTCAAGACGTTTGCACGATTTTTATTGGCGACGATGTAGTGCTTACGGGCTATGTCGATTCAGTGGTGTCGAGCGTCGATAACGGAACGCATACCGTTACGGTTTCGGGTAGAGGCCGCTGCCAAGATTTAGTAGACTGTTCCGCCGAATGGCCTGGCAGTTTAATTAACGGCACAAATGCGCTCGACATCGCTACGAAGCTTGTCCAACCTTACGCGCCATTGCAAGCGATGCTTGACGCTAACGCTAACGTTGGCCCTTCAATTGTTAGTTTTCCGCTTAATTACGGCGAAACAGCTTGGGACATTATTGATCGCTGTACGCGCGCTGCGGGACTTTTGGCATACGAAACCCCCGAAGGAAACTTGTTGCTTGCTGCGCTCGGTACGGTTTCTGCCGGAAGCGGTTTTGAATTGGGCACCAACGTTCAAAAAGCCACATCAACGTACAGTTCTTCGGAAAGATATTCTGATTATCAAGGCGTCGCGCAGTCAGTTAACACTATGATCGAAACTGGCGAAGCAGGCTTTTTTCGTCCGGTTGTAAAAGACAGCACATCAATTCGCCATCGTTTGAAGTACATCGTAGCCGAAACCATTGGCGGTCAAATCAGTCAAGATTTTCTTGATACTCGAATTTCGTGGGAGTTAAATCGGCGCAACGGGCGTTCTCGTTCGGTAAAACTGACAACAGATAGTTGGCGAGATGTTAATGGCGCGCTTTATGCACCTAATACTTTAGCGCACGTTCAACTTCCATTATTGAAAATCGATAGCACG